AAGTCCGTCATTTGCAATCTGCAACTTCTGTTGTATATCTTCTGCAATATTGTTTTCGTGGTATAAAATAAACTTTCTTTCCTTGTCGAAATCTTCCCACAACAACTGATTATTGATTGAACGCTCAAACATTCTTAAATAATCAGCAAGTACATTTTTATTCAAAAGGTATTCGGCCGAATCAATCGTGCTTCTGTTTGAGTTCTGCAAAATACCCATAATCTCTGGTGGAATGTGGAAGTGTTCGTTTGCGTTATCACGCAAAAATCTACGGCTTTCTACAAAGTCAAGTTCTGTCGGGGTTTGTGAAATCTTTTCAAACTTGCTTCCTTCCCCCGTTTAAACCATAGGTTCTTTTGCGTGTCTGAACCCTGCCATTTTCTGAATCCAAGACTGTTTTATCAGGTCTGCGGTTTCCTTTGTTCCCTGTGGTGCGTAAATAATCGCAGAAGGTGTTGCGTCATTGAAAAAAAGGTTTTTTGCATATTTTGAAGCGTACTCGTCCGACTGTATTTCGTCTCCGATTGCTTCACTTGTTCCACGACCCCTTCCGTATGGATCGTTCAAATCTATGTCTTTAAAAGAAATTACATCTTCAACAGGAACGACAATAGAATTTCCCCCTGCCGTTCCGAACGGGTATATTTCCCAAAATCTTTGATTTACTGTCGGGGTCTGAATAACCCAGGAAGGTGCAACGGGTTGCAAGCCTATTACTTTTCCCATAGGGTCACGGACTTTCAAAAGGTAAGCTTCACCGACCAAAGTATAACAGGCAAAGACAAAATAGCGGATAGTCCACCCGTTTAAATCCCTGTCAATCGGGCAGGGGTTTTCCAATAAGTCATAAATTTCGTGCTTTTCGATTATTTCTGCCTTGCTTTTGTTTTTTCTGAAATCGGCTTTGTCATAAAGATATAGTTCGGTACTTGCACATTTGTTGGCGATAATTCTACAACCGTCCAACCTCGCATTCGTATGATACAATTCAAGCAAATCCCGACTTGCACTATCGGGGGCTTGACTCCACATTTTTTTGATTAGGTTCTTGATTCCTTCAAGTGATTTGCTCATAAGTTCCTTCCTTATGCCTATAGATTATTTATAACTATAAAGCAAAAAGGAAGTATTGTCAAAAATCACTTTTCAATTTTGCCTTTCGGCTCTGTCTTTACAACCGCATTTTTAACAATCGGCTTTTCTGCGTCTGGTACAAAACACATTCCGATATATTCATTTCGGTAAATGAAACCACTTGGAACACGACAAATGTCGTATCCGCTTTCCGTGTCTAAAATAGGTGCGTCCCCGACTTTCAAATCTGCCAACATCTGTTGCAAATTGTCCGTTGATTTTCTGATTGTTCTTGCCATACTTCTTCCCCCTTAATAAAGCATTGGTCTATTGATTTTTCTTTCATAGAAAGCCAAACAAAGAGAATCGCCTTCGTCTGGGCTTCTTCCGTTATGCCTGTTCTTAAAACAACTTTTTGCGGTTTCGCTTCTGTTGTCTTTCGGTTCAAGTTGCTTCTGTCCTTTTGAATTATAAAAATATTGTCTTTCTGTCAAATCTTCAAGAAGCGTCTGTGTCAAGAACTGTTTCGGAATATACATTTCTTTCACAGGCAATTCAAACATCATTTCGCTTGCACAATTAGAATATATATCGGGGTTGTTCGCACTTCCACCAAAACTGACGGGTATTATATCAGCACCCCATTCCTGTAATAAATCGAAAACCCCTTGATTGTACCCTATATCAATTTTAATCAAAACATCTTTGCTTCTTCCTGCCATTTCCCAAGCAAGCCCCGCAACTTCCTGTGTATTAAATCCGTGTACCTTCTGCATATCTAAAACAGAAAGCCCTTTTCTTTTTGTTATTACGGAATTATCATTTCCAAATCTTGCAACATCTATACCGATTTCAATTCTTCCTTCCTTTGCCTTTTCCCCGCCCCTTTCTTCGCTTGTACAGTCCATAACATCTGAAACAAGCCAAACGGCATTTGTCTGATTATTTCTAGGATAGCCCAAATAAACGTGCTTTGCTTCGTCTGGGTCACGCTCTAATAATGCTTCGTATTTTTCTATTAGGTTATCGGGGAAGAACGGGTTATCTTCTGCAAGCGGTTCACCTTTTATTATAAGCCATTCTTCTTTCGGGTTGCTGACAAACTTTTGTGTAATTGGATCGTTTAAAGTATTCGGGTTATAAACCGCCCAAATCTCCGCTTGATGTTTTTTGCCTTTGTAATTCCATTCTTTACGGATTGTCGCTTCCAGAGTGTCCCAAGTTTCAAGGCTCACCCCGTCCGCTTCTTCTATGTATGCAATTGTGTAGAAGTCTAAAGATTTTAATTGACTTGCCGTAAAATCATTCAAACCGTTAAAAGTAAAATAACTTCCGTTTGTTGTGTTTCTGATATAGTTTTGTGTTATCTCAAAATCGGTATATCCTAATTCTTCAATCTTTCTGCATAACAGGGAATAACTAGATTCTCTAATTGATTTTTGAACAGAACGCAAACAGATAACTTTTATATTTTCCCCGAAATAATCGGGATTTTCTGCAAACTGAATAAGCAGGCTTGCCGTTGATTCTGATTTCGCAAGACTACCCCTGCCACCATAAGCAATTTTTACGGGGTGCGGTTCTCTGAATCGTTCCATTTTTGGTGTCACCTGTTCCCGAAATAAACGCAGATATTCTGTTTGTTCTTCTGCCGACATTTTGAGAAACTGTTTTTCGCTGATTCGTGGAATGACTAGTTCTGCCCGTTTATAATTGCCTTTAATCATTTTTCTTTACTAACTTTTCAAAAGCTTTTATTCTGTCTTCGGTTGTCTGCATTTCTGTTCTGATGTTGCCTGTAATGTTAATATTTTCTCCGTCCAGACAACTTCTAATCTCACGCATTAAAGACACAGAAGAACTGTCCGAACGGGCAATAACTTTCTTCATACATTCATTGACTAATTCTGCACCGCTTATTTTCTTTGTTCCTTCTGGTACTTTTACAGAATATTCTCTTTCAAGGAACTCTGCGTAAATCTGCGACATAAGTTTTTTCTTTGCGTTATTCTCTTTTCTTTTTTCTGCGGATTTTAATTGTCTTTCCCTTGCGTTTTCAGAATTACAAGGGTTTAAGTTCTGTGGATTAGGTTTTCCCATTGCTTTCTCCTTGTTATCTCCTTGCTAGTCTAAACAACCGCTTGTTATCGGTTTTCCGTTTTCTTTTGCCCATTGTGTGTATCTTCTGCGGATAACATCACAATAATTTTCTGACATTTCAATCATCAAACACTTTCTGCCTGTTCCTTCACAAGCAATCAATGTTGAACCACTTCCCCCAAAAACATCAAGAACAGTTTCGCCCTTTTCTGTGAAATCTTCCAAAATCTTCTGCAACATTCCAACAGGTTTCTGCGTTGGGTGAACTCTTGTTTTTCCTTCGTCTTTTCGGTTTCCTTCTCTGCTCATTCCGTTCCAAAGGTGTTTATATAATTTTACACCCTTATCGAATGAAGTCCAAGCCAATTCTGCGTCTGCAAAATTGCCCGTATTTTCTTTATCCCAAACAAGCCAACATCTTGACGGAGGCAGAAAGTCTGTAAAATAATTGCCCCCGAATATAATTTGATTTTCCGACAATTCAGAATAAATCTCAAAAGATTTTTTTGCAGTTTCTGTTGTTTCATCACCGATAATTTTTTCGTATGTATGAACCTTGCAAATTTTTCCCCCCCCCACTGTGCCGAAAGTTGGAGGTTCTAAACCTCCAACCGAATTGCCTTGAACTACGCTAATTCCATACGGCGGGTCAGTCAGAACTAAACTTGCTTTTTCCCCACCCATAAGCCTTGCTACATCTTCCGCATTGGTGCTATCGCCACACATTAAAATTGAATTGCCTAGTTCGTACATTTCACCACGCTTTGAAACAGGCTCGCTTTTTTCGTCTACTTCGGGAACTTCATCATCACCTTCTGTTTCTGTCGGCTCTGTTGCGTCTGTAAAATCAATCACGCTATCGGGAAGTGCTATTTCGTCAAAGTTCAAATCAATATCTTCTGCAAAGGTTAAAACTGACTCCTTTGTCATTTTGCCGTACTGTGAATTCAAGCGAAGAAGCTTTTGTTTTGCTTCTGTCTTGTTTTTACATTGAATAT